TTGAAGCAGAAAGTAAAAAACTAAGGATGCTGATTGTTTCAATAATAGTCTTACGCATTAAATTTATGGCACTATGAGTACATAGTAACTATAAAGCCATGAAAGAAGCCATAATAAAAGCTTTTTGTCATACCATGACAGTTTCTTTGTTGATTATTATTCCTACTATTGCACCTTTATATATTTTGACAGGAGTTATGCAGCGTCAAATGATTAATAAAGTTAATTAAGACCAGGCAATACCAGTTGATGTTGTAGGTGTTTTAATTCTGTTATCTCTACTTTATACTAATTTAATAGTTAAAAGTCAGTTTGTACAATTGCTTCTTCTACTTCGTCATCTAGCTTTTCTAATTCTTTAATTCGTTGTTCACAACCGTATGCTTTCATCTTTAATAAGTCACGCCCTGTTACTAGTTCTTTAATTTTTTCTTGAATTTTGTTATGTTCATCAACTGCAACTTGCATTTCAAGTTTTAGCTGGTCAATTCGTTTTTGATTTTTCATTTAATTATTGATAAGAACTTTTATCAGCAATAAGTTTAGCTTTCCACGCAGCTTTGACATCAGTAGTCCAAACAGCGTTGCAAACTGCTTGAACTTCTGCTGGTTCTGCTGACAAATCAGTATCAACTAGGTTGTCAGAAGCATCTAAATAACCAGCTTGCAGTACATATCTTTCAAAAGACCTTGCCATTTCTGTGCCATCTTTTTTAATGACTGTTGCTTTACGGACTTGCACCGCTTTATAGATGCCCACGACCTCTATCTTGTCGTATTCGATTGATTCGGCTAGTGCCATTAGGATTAATCTCCGATTAAAACAGGTTTAGGCTTAGTTTAAAGACTTGCTAACGGTCTAATTAGCCCTATAACAAACTGCAAATTGGACATTATAAACTTGATCATTTCCATGACTAATACCAACAGATAACGTATTATCTTTTCTAGTACCAGAGAAGAGCATGTTGTTATTACCTGAGTCCATAACTCCAACAAGGTCTATTACATCGTCAGGAATAGAAA